CCAGCGCGTCGGCGTAAGCCTCCGTGCTTTCAAATTGATCAACAGACTGAACCGGCGCGGCTCTTAACGTCTGCGTTTCCGCAGCGCGTTGCGCTTGTTCCCGTTCCCATTTCCTTTGCTCTCTTGCCAAGCGTTTGCCAATTGCAGCGTCCAATTCTTCCTGAGTGAAAGTCTTAGATTGCTGTTCTTCAGCTACTTCCGGCGCATTAACTTCGGGTTCCGATACAGCCGTTGCAATCGGTTCCGGCGCGGGGTCAACTACCGCTAGGTTTTCTTCTGACATTTTTGATTCCATAGAATCCCTGGTGAACGCACCAGTACGTTTTTTGGGTTATTCGTATGCGACTGTAAATGCGGCTGATGTACCGGCCAAAACGATATACAGTCCCTTGTTGAAAAACAATCCCGAGGGAATGTTCATATATGTGGTTCCCGCAGACACGCTAAAAGTGTCCGAAATTTTCGGGTCGCTGGTGCTAGAGGCTTGCGAGTCATAGATGGTAAGCGTACCGCTGCTAGACGCCGACACAAAGATTCCAAACAATTTGCCAGCGCCGACTTTGACTTGCGAGGTAGCAGCTAGTTGCGTATAGTTTGCCATGATGTTCCCTTATGCCAAAAAGCGTAGTTTATACAGGGTTGATAGATACAGTTCGACAATATTGTCAATCAACTGCTGAAGCGAGGAATCTGACTTGTCTACCACCTCGTATCGGCATTTCTCAATGTCATCCAGTTGACCTTGCAGAAAATCAATGATGTTGGCCGTCTTGGTGGCTGAGTGCAGCGTGATTGGCCCCATTAGGCCATGCCGACCTTGGTAGGCTTCGGCAAACGCATCAGCGTGGTCAATGATTTCGTCGTAAAAAGTGTTCAGCGCAACGTGCTTGGAATAGCTGCGCGTATTCAGATGGACGCTGTGCGCCACATCACGGGCGAGGAATAGCATTCCTACGAAATCTGCTGCTTTGTACATCATTGGGGCATTCCCATAGGTTGTTGTTCCATACCTTCTTGTGGCATTTCAGGGCCGGTGTCCATATCGCGCCCAGGCATCTCGGACACCAAATCGCCGGAAGTAATCATGCCATGCACCGTGCCCAGCACAATGTCTTGAATCTGCTCGGGCGACATAGACGCCTGCACAGCAGAAATACGTTGAGTCTCAGCCTGGTACGCTTTCACTTGCGCCTCAAAATCCTTGCGATGCATATCCTGCATCTCAATCGACTTGCCAGCATTGATGATCATCTGGTGCATCTGCTCCATCTCATGACCCATTGCTTGGATCTGTTGCTCGGCGGCTTGCAACTCAGGCGGCTTATCGCCGTCTTGCATCAGCTTGGGATCAATGGTCTTGGCAAAGCGTTTAGCCATTTCTTGTGCGCCAGGCCAATCCATGTTCTTCACAAACAGGTCACCGGCCACTTGCCATAGCTGCGGGTTGCCTTGCAGCAACTGCGCCATCGCTTCCAAAGCCTCTTGGCGCTTGGTGGCATAACCTGGGCCGGTGGTCACCACCACGTCGTACTTGCCGACGGATGGGTTGTAAATCTTGTCGATGACGTTGCCCTGCTGGTCAACAATCTTTTTCACCGGCTCGGCTTGCGTCGGGTCAATCTTGACCATATCGGTTTCGCCGTCCTCGCCAATGATTCGCGCCACCCGCTGGGTGTCGTAAATTTTCGGAATCAGGTCAACCAACTGGCGGGTGATGTGCCGCACGCCGCGCGCCAGGTTGTCGCCGTAGTGGTAAGTACCTACATCGCCCTCACGCTGACGCGCAAGAATCGCTTTTCCTGAGCGTTCGTTGGAACCCATGCCCAAACTGGCGTTATATTGGCCAGTTGACGATTTGATGTCCTCAGACGCGCCAGCTTTGGCCTGCAGCAACCCGCTAGACGCCATTGGCGGCTGGGCACGCTGCGGCAGGGGCAGAATGCTGCCGGAACCGTCAGTTACGTCAGGATTGACCTCCAAATACGGCCAATTTGTCGTATTTGCGGTCTTCCATTGGTTCTCGTAGCCCTCAAACTGGCCGCCGTAGCCAATAAATGGCGCTTTTGGAGCCAAAGCCAGCATTTCTGCCTCTTGGGACACCCAATAGTTGTACATCCGTTGCGCGTCTTTGGCATTTCGCACAATTCCTGACACATACAGACGCCCATCAACCTCAAATTCGTTGCCGACAATGCGCACAACGGGAATGTATTTGCCCGCCCACTCGCGCTCTTCCAAGATTTCGTACCCGTTTATCTTGCAATACTTGATCTTTTGCCGGTCAGACTCGCGTGACTTGGTTGGCTTGCCAAAATGCGCTTTTAGCAGCTTATCTTCGGGTGTACCGTCAAACGCGGTGACATTCCCAGGGTACAAATTCAGCGTTGCGCGGTCGTAGTCAACGTAGTAGTAGTCCGCAATCCGGATCGTATCTTCGTTGAGCCATTGAGACAGATTCTGGTCGCCGACGCCTAGCGACTGCAAGGTCGTGATAGGTGCCGAATCAGGATACATACGCTCATAGTCTTCTTTGGTGACGTCTTCGGTAATAAAGCACCATTTGGCGTCAGACCCGCACGGGTCTTGAATTGTCGGATCCATGTAGACGCTGAAACTGTTGCGGATGCGCCCAATCTTGATGTCTTGGTCAAAGGTGTCCGCATCGCAATACTCGGTCAGGATTCGGATGTAGCCTTCGCCGTAGGAGACTTGGTTTTCGCAGGCGGTGTCGTAAGCGACATCAGCGTCGGAGATGTACTCAATGTGCCTGACCATGCCGTTGAAGATTTCGGCGACGTCGATGTCGGCTTTGTCGTCGGCTGGAATAACCTTGCCACTTGGGCGGTTTTGGCGTTGGTCATTGGTCACTTGCCGAACGTGTTGCGGCAATTTGTTGATTGTCAGGCACGGGCGGGCGTTGATTGTCTGCCCCTGCACCGCGCCGCGAGTCGCCAGCACATCGGCAGGCCACTGCCAATGGTTGTCAGGCGAACCGGCGTAAAACTTCAGGTCATCAATCTCATCTTCGCGGGACTCGGACAATGCCCCAATCGCCATATCCAAGCGGCTGCGGGCAGTCGCCAAGATGTTGGATGTGGTGTCCTTCTGACCGCCGCCGTTGGATACTGCGCCTGCGGCAGCTATGCCGGTGTAATCAGCCATTATTTCTTACTCTTGGGTGGTGGGGCGTTGCGTTTGACCGAGTATGCAATCGCAACTGCCTGCTTGACCGGCTTACCGGCGGCCACTTCAGCTTTCACGTTTTTACGAAAAGCCTCGGGTGATTTTGATTTGACGAGCGGCATATTAAGACCCCATCCATGAAGTTGAGACGCTGCTACCCTGCGCGTTTATCCGGCGGGTTGGCTCAGTATACTCGCGGTGCGCCACAGGAAACGCGAACGTCACGCATATGGCGTCTGCTGCGTCGGGCGATGCAAGACCGCGAGATTTCATTTCTTTCTTGCTCTCCAAGAAGATAGTTCCACGTGAATCAGGCTTCATCATAGGCGAAATCAAGTCCGTCTTCAAGAACCTGTCGCTGGGGATACTAGCAGATTTCAGCCACTCCCTCATCTCACCCCACATCTGCGCCCTCATGTTGCCGTACATGATGGGGTTTTTAGCCTTGTTGCCAAAGTTAACCCCCTTGATCTTGTACCGCTGCTCCTTGAGCCGATCCACAATCCCCGCGCCCAGGCCGCCCTCGTCGATGACCACCAGCGTCGGCTTGTACTCCTCAATGGCCTCAATGACGTGCCCGACCACCGTCATCGTGTCGTCGCCTCGATGCCGCGCTATGTTGACAATATCCCGCCCTTGCCGCACGGCGATGACCGTGGCGTCCGCGCCAAACCGCGCCGGGTCGACGCCAATGATAATGGGCGCGCTCAGGTCTTTGTACTTCTCACGCTTCATCGCTTCGTCCACAATGTCTGCGGCGATGAACTGATCGTCCCCCGCGTTGGGAAACATACCGTACACCTCGACGTGCGCTTGACTTGATTCCGGCCCGTACTCCTGAATGATTCGCTCGTATACCTGCTTGTCTGTACCCTCGACCGTCCGCGCGTCGACCACCTTGGTTTTCCAAAAATCCCGTTTGCTGTTGAACGCCTCGTAGAAATACCCCGTGTTGCGGCGCGGGTTGCTGAACGCCAGCCAAAACCGGTTGGGCGTGTTTTCCGTGAAGAACCCGCTAGTCACCGCCCATATGCTGTCGTCAATACCGCTGGCCTCGTCGAACACCACCAGCACCCCGTCGAAGTTATGCACACCCGCGTAAGCGTCGGGGTTCTCCGCCGACCACAGCCTGCCTTCCACGCCCCAGTAGCGCGTGCCCTTCTTCAAGTCGCGCTCGACCAGTTCGGTCAGCCACTTGGCGGGCATTAGCCTGGTGGCGCTGACTTCAAACCAGTGACTGTTCAGCGCCATCGCCAGCCACTTGGTGATCTCGGCCCAGGTGATTGATCTGAGTTGGCTTTCGGAGTTGGCCGAGATGATGGTCGTCGAGCCAATCCGCGTCGACAACATCCAGATTGTGATCCATGAGACTAACGCCGACTTGCCGATACCGCGCCCCGACGAAATGGCCTCTTGCAGTACCGCGTAGTCCATTTGGCCTTTGTTGGCCTTGATGTGTTCGGCGATGTCTTGCAGCACCTCGCGCTGCCACTTGCGCGGCCCTTTGAAGTTTTCCAACGGCGTGCCCTTGACGCCCCATGGAAATACTAAAGCTACAAACGCTAGCGGGTCGTCCTTGATGCGCGGCGTCCACAGACGCGCCATCAGTTCTTGTTCGTCTTCAGCGCTGTATTTGGTCGACTGCATCAGCGCCCTAAATTTATGTTTACTTGTCTGCCTGATCCAGGCGGTATTTTTTCGCTCGCGTAATCTCTTATAGCGCCGATAACAGAACTGGTAGACGGGCCTTGTTTATTAAAATCATAGCTATCTACAACTATTAAATTTCCTTGAGGATCACGAGAATATGTAAAACGACCCAATGTATTTTGCACGTTTCCTATCGGGTCTAAAACTGAAAGCATAGATGGAGTCATTGACGCGGGAATAGTTCCTTTTTCTTGCTGCTGCTTTTTCATAAAGTTAATGTAGTCAGCGTATTGCACATGGCCGCGATCGCCAGTTGATTCAATTAGCTGGCGCATCACATCTAATTCAGCGGGCGAAAAATGCGATTCTGTAATAGGGTCACGGTTACCTTGCACGGTTTCAAAAAGTGTTCGTGCGGATGTGGGAAACCAAGTAGGGTTTACTTTTTGAGCCGCCCAATCAATTAGTCGATTGACGCCAGTCATTTTTGGAGCAAGAGCGTTAGCGGATTCGGCCATGTTCAACATCCTTAACAGAATGCGTGGATTCTAAAGCCTCAACATCAATTACCCGCAATTCTGCATCATGCAGCGCTTGCGTGATGGATATGCGTTGGTCGATGTCAACTGAGATGGATTGCTTGGCCACCCAGCCGTGTTGATGCTTGAGGATTTCCAGCGCCGCCTTGGCGTCGCCCTCGCGCGCAGCGTTGTGCAGGATGTTGGCCATCTCGCGCTCGCCGTCAGCTTTGCCTTTGATCGCGGCCATTTCGGCCAGTGGGTCAAGTTGGCATAGTTGGCGGTACTCATCGGGTCGCATCCCTGACGCCAGGGCAAGCGTGTCGCCTTTGAGTCCTAGCTTGGCGGCGTCGTAGATGGACTGCAAGCGCGACTCAGTCGCTTCGACTTTGCGTATGGTCAGTGGCAGTGATTGGAACATTGGTTCTCCTGCGCCGGGGGCGTGTACATGAATTTTATATTAAAAAAATTTGTGCGTGAAGCCTCCGTTTCCGTTGGCCCCTTGCGTCGGCCCTCCCCCCCTCCCCCTCGAGCCATCCGCCGCCTGGCCACCGGCCCGCATCCTTAGTTCGTGCAAGCAACAAACCATGTTGGCCATGTTGGCTATGCCAACCGAAGAGGGCCGCGCGCTCCGATCATGTTGGCTATGTTGGCTATTGTTTTTTGATAGCCAACATTGCCAACATCTGCGCGCCCTGGCGCGCGGCCATGTTGCATGATGCTGTTGGCTATGTTGGCTAAATTGTCAGTGCCAACGCGCACTCATGGCCCATACAACTATTTACCTGTATATTTATACAGTATATTTTAGATTTTTCATAAACTATCTAATCAATGACAATATAGCCAACAGCGGGCCGGTTTCCCTATGGCGGAATGCATTTTCTAGATAGCCAACATCACCGCCAACACAATAGCCAACAGCGCCAACAAATTGGCCGCCAATTTACTGGCGCGCTGGCCATGTTGGCTACCAGGCCGCATTTGTTGGCTATTGTTGGCTATGCATGACCCACAAAAATAAGTGAAAATCGCAACTAAAGAGTGTATTTAGGGGCTTGTGCAACTGTAAGGAGATCGCTTACAATGCAAGGGCGCTGACATGGCGTTTACTAAACTGGAGTTCACTATCATGCAAGTATCAATTCAGATCAAAACAATCAAGGCCCTGCTGCACTTCGCCGCTAAGAAAGACATTCGCTATTATCTGCAAGGCGTGCATATCGAACAGGGCGAGACCGGCACTTTTGCAGTGGCCACTAACGGCCATTTTCTCGCCGTCGCCCGTATCAACACCCAGGCGCAAGCCCCGGCGAGCGTCATAGTTGGATCGGATCACTTGAGCGCCGCTATCAAGGGCAACAAATTGGATTTCATAACGCTCGATGTCGACGGCGCTAAGGTGACGATTAAGACCGGCGCGAGCGAAGTGACGGTCCAGGCCGTCGACGGCCGCTATCCGGACTGGCGTCGCGTGATCCGCGCGCCTCAGACTGGCGAACAGGCTTACTTCAACCCTGACTATTTGGCGACCGTGCAGAAAGCGGCGGGCGAATATCACGGCAACAAGTCTGCCCTGTACCATGTCGCGCAGAACGGCACTAGCGTCGGGCATTGCGCGATAGATGATGATCTGCAAGTTTTTGTGATGCCCGTGCGCGGCGGCGGGTCTAATCCGGTCGCGCCTTGGGTCGGCACCTGCTAATAGTGCATTCTGCAAGCGGCCAGCGGCGGCCGCTTGCGGGCTTGCATTGTCGCCAGCCGCTAAACTAAACTGGAGTTCACCATGTATCAGACAATCACCCCGTCCGCTTTCCGTGATGCTTTCCGCGCTGCTGGCCGCGCGGATCAATTCAGTTATCACGCCCTGGGCATGCTTTTCGACTACTTCGATGACGTCGACCCGGATCATGAACTCGACGTTATCGCCATATGCTGCGCGTTTTCTGAAGATTCGCCGCGCTATATCGCCGATCAATACGATATCGACGTCAGCGACGACGACGACCACGACGACGTGCTCGACGCCGTGCTCGAATACCTGGGCGAAAAAACCCAGGTTATTGGCGTCACCGACGCCGGGGCCGTAGTCTATAACTCAGAATTCTAGGGCTATCTGTAAGCGGCCCGCACAGGCCGCTTACGGGCTAATCTTGGCCAAAACCTAAACTGGAGTACCCTATCATGCATCCAACTATTGCAGCAGCCCTGCGCCCTTATATGCCACACGGAGAATCCGAACGTGCCGCCTACATGACCGGCGACCGCACGACCCAGATGCTACTGGCGCGCCTTGAGGCGCTCGAGGACGCGGTAGGCGTGATGTTGCACGCTATTGATATGTACGGAGCCGATAGCGACGAATACGCTGACGCGCTGGGCGCGGTGCGGGAGATGCTGCCATGATCCGGCGCGCGTTCGAAGCGCTCGCGGTGGCGGCGGTGCTAGCCTTCCCGCTGGCTCTGTACTTTTACAACATGAAGCCGTGATTGCCCTAGTCGCCGCCCTAGTGGCGGCGCTCCTAGCCATCATCTTGGATTTATAGCCCAGCCCCTTCGGGGGCTTTTTCTATTGCGCGGCGCAGTTCGGAGCGGGTGCATCTGTCGGCCATGTCAGGCGCGCAAAAAATATGCTTTTTGGTTTGATACTCGCGAGACGCGAGGCGGCCCATATCGATCCATCCGGCCTCCTTCAATGCGTGCATAAGCGCTGCGGGGACAATCTTAACCCCAGGCGGGGCGAAATGCTGTAGTTCGTCGCAGATCGCGAAAAAAGGCGCGCCGATCACGCCACCGGCAAACGCGCGGGCGCGGCCCCTGATCATGTTCACGAGGAACGATTCTGCGCCGCTCATGCCATGTTCGACCATGATCGCTTTGGCTTCGGTCATAGGCGGCGGGGCGGACGGATTCCACGCGGACACGTCACGCGAACTAAGGTACGCGGCCACCGCAGCGAACCCGCCTTGGCGCTCGTACCAATTCCAAAGCGCCACGGCCTCCGCCTCCGGCAGGCGGTCGGCCTCCGCCCATAGGCAGAACCACCGGCGATCTTCGCTGGGGATTGATATGGCGGCGCGCTCGTTTGAGAATGCCACCACAAACACGCGGTTCAGGGCCATGTAGGGATGCAAACCCTTGCGGTTCACGGGAAGCAACTCGGGCGGGGCGGCAATGATGGGTTTTAGGACATTTTCCAGCGCCCTGCGGTCGCGGGCCTCAGTTTGGCGCAGTTCGGCTATCTCCATCACTTCGCATTCAAGGGCGTAGCCCCATTGTGAACTCAGATCTTCGGATTTCACAAGAGAGCAATTCGCCTTACCCTTACCGCCGATCGACCAAAAGAACGGGGCGAAAAGGGTGTCTTTACCGCTACCAGGCGCGCCGCCCATGAGGATCGCGTGATTGATCTTATGGCCGGGGAACTGCACCTTATGGGCGAGGGCGTTGAGTAGGTGCTCACGCTCGAACGCAATAGGCACCATGCGCTCGAGGTGGCGCATCCACGGGGTCACGTCACCCGGCACGGGTTCGGGGCGGGCGTCGCGCCAGCGGTTGCCGTAGACCAAACCTTCACGAGCCACCAGCACCGAGCCGCCTGCGGCAAAGGTGATGCCGACCAGCGCTTTTGCGCCCTTGGCCTGCCGGTTCTCGTCGAACGATACCGACGCCTCGACCATGCGCTTACCGCCTTGGTCGCGGGTGGACACGCAGCGGATATGGCGGAACAGGGCGTTGAACGTGCCACGGGACAACTCGCGGCGGTCTTGCATATCGAAATAGGCGTCGTCGTCTTGGATGTACGCAAAGCGCTCATACCACTGCGATTTCTCAATCCGGCCCAATTCGCGCTGCTCCACGGCGGCGATAACCTCGGCGGCGGCGTCGGGATAATCGGGCGTCGGGGCTAGTTTGGACAGCGCGCCGTCCATGACAGCGGCCAGCAACTCGTCACGCAGGCCGTGCGCGCGCGACGGCCCGCCCTGCTGCTCGACCCAGTCGAGGTACGCCTCGCTGTCCCACTCGGAGCAATGCTCATGCAGGCAGCAATAGGCGCGGTTGACGGGGTTATAGCGGCCCATCGGGTTGCCGTCCGAATGCTCGCCGCTGTTGGGGCACACGACGCCCCACCAACCGGCGGCGTTGCCACGCTCCAGCAGGTCGCCACGGGACGCGGCCCACGCCAGCACGTCGTCGCCGCCGTCGTCGGTAAGCCGGATGGGGCGCACGGTCGCGGTGTCGGCGGGGTTCGGGGTCACGCCAAGGGCGTCGCAGATGGCGTCAAGGGAAAATTCGCGGTCGGCGTGGAACTCGACCAGACGGGACGCAAAGCGGTCGCGGCCAGGCTTGAGGTTGATGGAGCCGGGGAGTCTGAAGTTACGCACGGGGTTGATTGCCCCGCCGTCGGTGTAGCCCGCGTCGGCAATGGCCACGATGGCTGCGGCGAAGTCGCCCTTCATGGGCTGGTCGTCTAGGGCGAAGGTGTAGCCGTATTGGTAATTGTCTGGGCTAGTCTCCATGATCCACGTCGGGGCGATGGGTGGCACTTTGGCCTTTGTGCCCACGTCGTCCAGCACGAGGAACGCCACACGCTCACAATTATCGGCGCGGGCCGACGGGCGACCGGCCTCGAATCGGTCGATGATGAAACAGCCGGTGTTGCAGTACCACGCTTGGTCGGCCTTCCACTTGTCGGGCAGGTACGCGGGCCATGAGCATTTGATCGCGCCGTCCGCGTGGAATTGCTCTGGCTTAGCTGGCTTCTGCCGCACGAATAGGATGGTCTCGCCCTCGGGCGCTATGTTGGCCAAGTAGTCTAGAAATGTCATTTTCCGTATCGCTCCATGATTGAGACTTCAGCGTCTAGGGGTAAACCCTTGGCCCAGTCGGGCGGGGTGCACATGATCGAGCGCAGCGCATCAGGGTCGGGCGTTGCGGTTTCGATCACGATTTCATCGTGGACGTGGAGAACCACGTCATCAAGCTGGCGCAACGAATGGCGCAGCAGGTCATTGGCCACGGCCTGGGTGATGTTCTCGCAGGCAAGACCCTTCCACAAGCGGGCGCGGGGCCATTCGGTAGCGTCAGCGGCGGGCTTCCATGCAGCCTTGGCATAAGAAATACCTTCAGATTCGAGACGGGCGTAGGGGTAGCACAAGACGCGGCCAGACGGGAGGGCGTACCAAAGGTGCTGGCCGTCGAACATATAGGTGACGCGGCCTGCGCCAAATTCTTTGCCCTTGTTCCGCATGGCGCGGGTGTACGCGGATTCTAGGTCTTGCCAATAGGGCACAGACCAAGGGTTTGCCCTACGCCACCCGTCCACCATCCGGCGGGCGTCGGACTCGGGTAGGGTAATCCCGTAAATGCGGCCCATCGCGGCAAACGCGCCCACGCCACCGGCAAAGCCGCAGGCTAACTCTTGAACCTTGCCGATCTGGCGCTGGTCTTTAGTGACTGCAGCGACAGCCACGCCAAACGTCGCGGCGGCGTTGACTTTGTAGACATCCTCGCCGGACGCGAACAGCGCCAGCTTGGCGTCGCCCTTGCCGGACAACCAAGGGTTTACCCTAGCTTCGATGGCAGCCCAATCGGCAACGACTAGGTATTTACCCTTAGCCGGTATCAGTGCAGGACGGAGCATTCCTTTGAGGACATCGGTGACTCGCTTGCCGTACCGAGGGACGATTGCATGGCCACGTACCATTGCATGGCGCACATCTTCAGGAGCCTCAGCACATTTTCGGGTGAAGTTGTGGACTTGAGCGCCATAACTTGATGCACGACCTGTTGCGGAACCCCCTGCGAACACAAAAGCGCCGCGAACTCGTCGATCCTCTTCATCTGATAGCTGTGCAAGGCGGCTGAACTTCGCAACCGAAGACGCCCATAGGTCGTCGGCGCATTGGATGACTTCTTGTACATCGGGGGGCACTCCATCGCAGTTAAGTAAATTGAACCGGACGGTCTTGTCGATGCTGACTTTGCCGTCTTTCTGCATCAGCTTGCGGGCCTCGTCGTCCACGCGCTCGAACACCCAATCGCGCATCTTCGGTGAGCGCACGCTGGTGATCGCGCCTTCGGTGACCTCGGCCACGATGTCTTGGATCTCAACCAGTTCGGTGCTGGCGTACTTGACCGCAGCGCGGCATAGGCCCACGTCGACCAAGACGCCCCGGTCGTTGATTCGCTCGTTGACGTGGTAGTCCTGTAGCTCCTGCGCCGACAATGGCCGCATGGCCTTGCTGATGGCGCGCATGGCCCGCACGTCCTGCTCACAGTACGCCACCATCTCGGCGGTCAACTCGGGCGATTCTTCGTAGGGCGGCACGCTCATCTTGCGGATCAGTTGCGCGCCGCGATGGTCTTTCTTCATGGACGCGCCAGCGAAGCGGCCTACGTCCTCAAGGGAGCCAGGGGCGCAATTGGCGCGGGCCTGTGCTGCGGTGCAGTAGAACTGCTCTAGGCGGTAGTTCTGTTGGAGAACATACCAAAAAATTAGGCGCTCGAAAGCGGCGTTGTGGGCGTAGATCAAGCCCTTATGGTCTGCGACCGATTGCGGGAACGGCTGGTCGGGCAACCATGTCTGTACGTCCTCGTCATCGAAAGCGTACGACATACACAGCACTTCGGTGCTGCCGTGCTGCGCGTAGTTATAGACACCTGCGACTTTTAGGTCGCAGGCGCTACGGGTTTCAAAATCGCAGTAAAGCATAAAAGGTGGGGGGTACTCGCTGCACTGGTGAGATTCGAACTCACGGATCGCCAAGCATTGCTCATGACAGCCCTTGACGACCTATAGTCATGTCACCGATTGACCTGACTCTGGCACAGCATCCGCTTTCCCCCCCTATTTCTTACGCCGCTACGCGACGACGACGACTTGGGGCTGCTTCCATTTTAGGTGGCTCTGGCTCACCGTCGAGAGAAACCCAATCCACGACCTCGAAGACCGGGGTAAAAATCCGGCCATACGACTTGTGCTGGTAATGCTCCTTTTTGAGGTGCACGACCGGCACGGGTTTGGATTGGTCTTTGTCGACCTGATCTGCCAAGGCCACCGCAAGGGCTTGGACGCTGCGCTTGCCGCCCACCGAAGTGGTCGTAAAGCGGGCTTCCATGCCCTTGTCTTCGCCGCTGATGCACTTCAGCGACATACCCACTTGTGTCTCCCAGCCCTTTTTGGCTGCTGGCGGCGCACCGTCCAGTTCCGGCAGGGGTTGGGATACAGGCACCATCTTTTCGCCCAACACTTCACCGTCGCCCCAAGCAATAAAGCCGTGGACAAACGAGAAAGGATTGACCGCCCAGGTGCTGTCATCTTCCACTTCGGTCTGATCCGCGCCAAACACCCAATGCCCGGTCTTGTCCATCTTGAGGATGACAGTACCGGCTGGGCCTACGTCGGATTGGATTGCCCGCAGGGAAGTTGCGAGGGTGGAGACTGCGGGCAAGCCCGCTTGCGAGAACGCTACTAGATTTGACATGATAGTCCTTATTGCAGTTTAGAAAGGGCAGCGGTTAATTGCTTGCCCAACAAGATCACCTCGGGGCGCGGGTCATCCGCGCTGGCCAAGGTGTTACCTGACGAGATGGCGACGACCAAATCGTCCGGCAGGCCGATCTTGCGCTTTTTGAGCGCCTTCTCAGCCTTGGCCGGAGAAATTACAGACATCTCCACCACTTCAGATTCTGGCAGACTTTTGAGCAGTTCGGCCTTGGCCTTGGTCTCATCAGTCCATGAACGTGTGGCCCGCTTGGCCACCAATTTGTACCCTGGCACGGGCGTGCCGGACTCCAGCATAGCGAACGCCAGCGCGCGCAGATCGGTGATCCACTGCTCCAGCATATCGGCGTTGGCCAAATATGACCCCAGCATCTGGGTGTCGATGGCTTGCAGTTTGATCTGTAGCGCACGGTCGACCGCGCCGGTCATCTGAGGGCACACCGGCTTGGCGGCGCACCAGCGGCAGTGGTCGCCCACTTCCAGCTTGGCGTTGGGCTTCTCGGACGCCTTGACGGCCTGCACCAGTTGCAACTCGAACGCTGCGATGCGCTCGGGCGTTGTAATCCATCGTTTGACAGCGGGCGGCTGGACAATGACCATTTCGATCTCGGTCGCACCCTCAAAGGCCCATTGGGCAGAGGGCGTCCGCATGGCCGCAGCGGCGTAGAACATCAGTTGCGGGTTCTCCTCGACTTCCACAGCGACACCATCACCGAACTTCCAATCAAGAACAACAGCGCGGCTGCCCAGACGGCCAATAAGGTCAGTAGAGCCAAAAACACCGGGAAGTAGATCACCAAAGTCCACGCTTGTCTCAGCTTCAATTTCCATCTCCTGGTTGGGGTCGATTTGATCCAGCGCCGCCAGCGCGGGCTTGAGTTTGTCGTCGATCAATTCTTGGGTAAGCACCTGATCTTCGTACTTGGTTCCGAGGTAATGCTCGGGCTTGTTGCCCGACATGACGATCTCGGCGATAACGTTGTGCAGCAGCGTGCCCTCGTCGGCGTACTTGCTTGAGGGTTTGGGTGGCATCTTGGCCACCAGCGCCACGCTGCCTGGGCAGTTGATGACGCGCTTGGCGGTGCTACCGCCGACGATATTACTGTGATTCATCTTTAGGCTCCTGTTTAGTGAAAGTGAATGTTTTGGTGTAGCTGTATCGGTCTGTTTCTACTTGATCGAACATATCTGGAAACTTGGCTTGCGCCCATTCCAAGAGAAGGCGCTCGGCCTCGGGTAGCGTGATTTTCAGTTCCATTTGACTCTCCTGTAGTTGATGAGGCGTTCAGTGTAGCACAAAAAAAATTCTGTCAAGAACTTTTTTAGTGTTATATTTGCGGCATGGAAAGAGACGTAGAAAAGCACTTCGTCTGGACGGTGGAACGTATGGGTGGCGTCACCTACAAGTTCACCAGCCCAGGACGCAAGGGCGTGGCCGACCGGATCGCCTGCCTGCCGGACGGTTCGACGTGGTTTGTGGAACTCAAGACCAAAGGCGGGCGGCTGTCGCCCTTGCAGAAGATGTTTGCCGCTGACATGGCGGCGCTGAACCAGAAGTATGCGTGTTTGTGGACTAAGGAACAAGTAAATGAATTTGCGGCCATACCAAGAGCAGGCGGCTGATTTCCTGTTCGAGCGCGACAGGGCGATGATCCTCGCCCCTGTGGGCGCGGGCAAGACGGCCATTACGCTCACAGCCATGCAGGATATGCTGCAAGCTGGCCACGCCAAGCGCTTCCTCGTGCTGGCCCCCAAGCGGGTAGCCGCCAGCGTCTGGCCGGTCGAGCAGCCCAAGTGGGCACCTAGCGTCACGCTGGCCGCCGCCGTGGGTACAGCCAAGCAGCGCAAGGCGGCGTTTGCATCCAACGCTCAGGTGGTTGTGACCAACTACGAGAATCTGCCCGAGGGCGACTTTGACGCGGTGGTGTTCGATGAACTGACGCGGCTCAAGAACCCCAGCGGCAAGCGCTTTAAGGAACTGCTGAAATTTCTCACGCCTATCAACGTCCGGTGGGGGCTGACCGGCTCGTTCACCAGCAACGGCCTAGAGGACGTGTTTGGCCAGTGCAAGGTCGTTGACCAAGCGCTGCTGGGCCGCAGCAAGGGCGCGTTCATGCAGCAGTATTTCGTCCTGATCAACCCCGACTTCGGCGAGTGGATGCCGCGCAAGGGCAGTCTGGAGAAAGTCATGGCCGTAATAAAGCCCGCCACTTTCGTCTTGGACGCTGGTGAGTATAGCGACCGGCTCCCGCCATTGCACACCGTCGAGGTGCGCTGCGATCTGTACGACCGCAAGCCCTACGAAACCATGAAGAAAGACTTTGTGCTGGAGGAGATTACAGCGGTCAACGCGGCGGTGGCCACCGGCAAACTGCAGCAGTTGGCCAGCGGGTTTGCGTATAACACGACGCAGACGCCATCGCACATACCCGGTAAGTGGATCACAGTCCAGACGCCAGTGTGGTTTGACACGGCCAAGTTTGACCGGCTGCATGAATTACTTGAGGAGAACCAGCGTGCCAACACGATCATCGCCTACAACTACCAAGAGGAACTCGCCGAACTTAGACGGCGATACCCTCACGCGCAAACACTGGATGACGACCGGGCCATTGAGCGTTGGAACGCAGGCCGTATTGAATTGCTACTTGTCCATCCGAAGTCAGCGGGCCACGGACTCAACCTTCAGCACGGCGGCTGCCGGATCGTATTCTTGTCCTTGCCCTGGTCGCTCGAACTGTACGAGCAGACCATCGGGCGGCTGCACCGTAGCGGCCAGCGGCATGACGTGTGGTGCTACGTTATGTTAAGTAACAAGACCGTGGACGAGCGCATCTGGGCCGCGCTGCATGACAAGCGCTCAATCTCTGATATTGCAATGGAAGAACTATGCTAGAAAAACTGAAAGCCCAACTCAAGGCGGCCAAGGCCGAACTGAAAGTCCGTGCGCGCAACGTCAACGCCGCCTACAAGGCGTACGACCGTTGCTGCGATCTCATCACCAAACTGGAGAACAGAATTGAAATCTACATGGCGAAGCGTAAATGACTACTTGCACACCTTGTCCGAAGACGAGGTGTTGCGGATGCTAGACGAGGAACGATCTACGCATAAACGGGTATCCATGCTGGAGCGTCTGCACCAGCGGTACAGCAGCCTGCGGACTACGCGGGAACGAATTGAAATTTTACGAGAGGCACGACAGGTATGAAACTCACAGATAGCCAGCGCCGCCAGCTACGCTCTGCGGCCATATTTGGTGGCGACTACGTCCGCAACGTAGTTGATTCACTACAGCGGGAAAACCCCGACGCCTTCTGGCGTGAATCCGAGTTAAAACAGCGCCGGTTCTACCATGAGCCGATTGGCGCGCCTTACAAGTCTTACGTTCAACCTTATAGACCAGGAGCATTCAAATGATGAGACTAATCGAAACTACCCTAGCTTTGATCGGCTTTAGCTGCACCGTCACCGTGTTGTTCTTTTGGATCGGTTACGCCACCTATTGCCCGCCGTGCGGCAACGCGCTGGCGATCTTTACGGAGCATTGCAAATGAAAGATGAAGTATATGCAAAAGATTTTTCTACATGGATGCAAAAAACAGGGGGGTTCGCCCGCGACATGACCCTGCGTGACCACTTTGCTGGGCGGGCTATGCAAGGGCTTGTTACTAACGCCGACTATGACTGGATTGCAGGGGAGAAAATTTCAAAAACAGCTTACGAGTTGGCAGACGCAATGCTGAAAGCGAGGGAGCAATGATTAGCGGCATCATACCTAACCCAATTTCATACAAAATGTACGAACCACACCCGCCTGTGGGTTATTGGATTCTGTACGCGCAAGCAAACCCGCATACAAGTTTTGCCATGTATCACAAGCCAACGCCTGAGCAGATTGAAAACACCTACACGCTGCTGGGTTGGACATGGAGGGATGCGGCATGAACGATGACGATACCGACAGCGGTGGTGACTTCTTTATCGACATGATTAAGACTGCTATTGCCGTTGGCTTTTTTCTGTTGTTAGTGGTCACCATTGGCGCAGTTGTATGGAGATTTGTAGCATGAGACTAGATGAACGCAAGATAGCCAACGTAGGCGGGGTATGGAATACAAACCCGCATTGGCCTACGTTGTATTGGGGTGGCGGCGTAGACGCAGGGGTGAAGCGTTTGGAACTTATTGCAGAGGATTGGACGTTCACATTCAAAACCGTGGAGCAAAAATTCCCCGGCTACCAATTAGATGGCAGCCGTTTGATGTGTAGGTACGGGCCATGAACTATCACCCACTAAACCAATCAACCTATACCAATGGTCAACCCATCGGGAGCATTGAACTGAAGCTGCTTGTAGCGAAAGCAGAGGGACACACCATCACCGAGGACCGGCTCGAGCCGGTCTATAGAGCGCACTCTGTTGATGGGAAAGTTGTCAACCTACCCGAAGGGGAAGCGAAGGTTTATTACTACTACAACGGTGGCCTTTTGATACCGTGTTTTGACGCATACCGCACTGCGATGCAGTACTACTTGGAGAAGAAAGCATGAAGACTGAAGAAGACGAAGCCTTTGATGACCTTGCCAAGCGGCAGGGCGATTGGGGCGGTGGGTTTAAGGCTAAGCAAGCAATGGCTGCGGACAAGTTGCAGGAGCCTGTGGCGTTTATCACCAATGGAGGTAAAGGCGAACTATGGTGGACACGAAGTGTTGATGAAGATGGCATTCCAAATTCAAAAGACATTCCTCTCTACACCGCACCACCACAGCGCCCGTGGGTAGGGCTGACGGATGAAGAAATAAAAAAATGCGTTGATTTCTGTTGACGCAGAAACAAGACGCTTGCCACCGGGATTTAAAGATTTTGCTCGTGCCATTGAAGCTAAATTGAAGGAGCGCAATCATGGAACGTGAAGCATTGAAGCTAGCGCTTGAGGCGTTGGAAAATTTGTATGGCACTTGTGATTGGCATAATGATGACGGCAAAGAGGCAATGCTTAACGCCCCTAAAGCCATCACCGCCATCAAAGAAGCCTTGGCACAGCCAGCGCAGCAGGAGCCTGTGGCGTGGATGTATCAATGCACCGCAGATAACTCAGGGGCGGTGTTATTGCGGCACAAAACTAATTGGGCAGAAAGCAATAGCGGGCTTTGGATAGAAACACCCCTCTACACCACCCCACCACAGCGCGAATGGGTAGGGCTGACGGATGAGGAGATACACGGTACGGTTGGGTACAACGAAACCCGTGAAACGTATCAATTTGCTCTTGCTCTCATTGCCAAGCTCAAGGAGAAGAATTTTTGATTTGCCCCACTTGTTCCGCGTGGACTCGCGTGCTAGAGACTAGGCACAAATACGATAATCAGGTCTACCGGCGCTATGAGTGCGCCAATACGCACCGCTTTTCAACTATGGAATCAGTCAAATTATGCCCAACTTCGCCGCGTGGAGCCACGAAAACCTTGCCAAGTTTGCAGAAGAGTCCTACACCCGAATGAGGGAGCAGCAGGATGCGCTAGAGCAAGCCACGGCCAATTTTAAAAACGCAATGGTTGAACTACGCAAGCTAAACGATTACTGCGCCAGCTTGGAGTTGGGCAATCGTTAAGCCGCCGGTATATTGGAAGTGCGGATATTCCTTAAACGTCTTCCAATCGCCAGCCCATTCCAGACCGCAAGCCTTGCCGATCTCGCCGACTTGTTTCCACATAGCTTGATCGTCCCAAATTGCTTTGCCATTGATCAAAGGCACGACATCAAGAGCGCAGCGGTGGTTGTGCCAGGACTGACCGGCCTTGGCTCGAGTGACTATGTTGCCTGGCGCGGTGCGGCCTTGGGCGTAAAGCGCGTCTTGGCTTTCGCTGTCGCGGTAAGTAGACGTCACCAGCAAATCAATGCCCTTGGCCTTGGCGGCGTCCACAAACGCTTGCGCCCGTTTTTTTACGGGCGGGGCTAGGTCGTCAAGAGTTCTTGAATTGATCATTTTTCATTTCCACATAGACATCAACGCAAATGCCTTCGGCGCGGGCGTGAGTGTTCTTGTTGTACCAATCCACTTTTTCGTTGATTGTTTTTATGCAAAGCGCCCTGTCGGTGTAGACAGTTTGCTGCTGGAGAAATTCGCACTTTTCCAGCACGCAGATGTACATGACGGGGACCCAGATCATTTAGCTGCCACCCCGTTGATTTTCTCAGCGGTACGCATACCGCCCAGGCCAAGCATCCCAAGCAGCAATGGCATCATGGTTCCCATATCCATTTGCGGAAACTTGATTGGGTGGCCGTAAACCGCTGCGCCCCATTCAGCCAGCGGCCCAACAACAAACTGCACGGCAAAGCCTGCGCCGCACACCCAACCAATACCAGGTCGCCAACCGCTGACAAACACCGATGGGTTGGCAGCTTCAACTTTGTTGATTTCCATTTGCCCCGCAATGACTGCAAGCTCACCGTTCTGTTGCATTTTGAACAGTTCCAGCTTTGCCGCCGCAGCTTTCTCGGGGTCAGGCCATACACGGTCAATTACTTGACTGCCAATTTTGAATAGCGCATTGACGGGATTGAGAGAGGATAAGAAGTCATCAGCCATTTGTGGCTCCTTTGTTGGTGCGGATGTCTACAATCTTTTCTGCGGTCTTACCGGCAAAGATGGCTGTGATAACAATAATCATGGCCTGACCCAGTAAGTCCACATACGCGCCCCGTGTTTCTAAATTGAAAACCGACAGCAACGCAAAGAAAAAGTAGGAGAACAGCAAAAACGCAACCGTTACGGGCTGGATGTTCTTAGCTAACCAAGATTCATTTTGCTCGTTCATAAAGTTTTTCAATCTTTGTTCTGACGCGCATGGTATCCGCTGCGCCTAAGACTTGCGCCAGATTCGTGTAAATGAGTACCAACTGCTCCTTAGTGCAGACCTGGCCCGAGTCATCCAACCATTCAACAATTCGATCATGGCGTTCCTTTGGGTTGTTGTTGCTGTACGCAATGTTTACGAAGTCGCTGACGCTGCACTCGCGCTTGACTGTCGCGCCGTAGACGAACGACAGCAAGACGATTGGTACAAGCCAACGCACATTGTCAACGCAACTCAGCCCACATTGCTATAGACCCGCCACTTGCGTTGACAATGTAAGAAGAACTATTTGGCACTATTGCAGACATGGTGGCCGAACTGCCGCCAGCGCCGTGAGAAATAGCGACCGCAACAACTATACTATCAACTGTCAAAGACCCAGTTCGGCTTTCACCGTCGCTAAGATACGCATTCACCATAATGGGTTTGCCGGTGGTGTTGTAATAAGTAGAACCAGCAGTTCTGGATGACGTTACGTTTTGCCATGTTTGGCCTACGCCAATTGCCAAATTTGTGCTGCTAACCCAGGCTGTGCCAGTGCTAGTCAGGACATTGCCGGATGTACCGGCAGCAGTTATGCCAGTTCCACCGTTAGCTGCGGGTAGCGCGGTTCCTGAGTAGGCAATTGCCAACGTCCCGCTGGTGGTGACAGGGTTGCCTGTTACAGCTAAAAATGCAGGCACGGTGGCGTCAACCGATGTGACCGTGCCAATGTTCTGCCATGCACCGCCTTTGTAGCCTTCAAACAGCGCCGTGCTGGTGTTGTAGCGCAGCATTCCGTTGGACGGCGTGGGGCGCTCTGCGGTAGTGCCAGCGTTCAATTTCATAGCGCCCAGGCCGGTCAGCGTAAATGCGCCGGACGCCGTCAGCGTGGTGAATGCGCCAGTGTTGGGCGTGGTGTTACCGATGGGTGGAGGCGACGCCAACGCGCTGATGTCCAACGGCGTGGAGATGTTGTCCACCGTGTACAGCAACGTGTCAGTCGCGGTCTTGACCACAAACTTGTAGCTAGTGCTAGACAGCAGCCAAATGTTGGCCTGGCCGTAAGAGTCCAAGATGATGGGGTTGGTGTTGGCCGTGCCAGCCGAAGAATCGGTGTAGGTCGCCGCTGGTGTCGTTGTACCCGCAGCGTAGGTGTAAATCTTCCCGCCGACTAGCGGAGCGCCGTCCGAGCCAAAGATTTGCTGCTTGGGGGTAGGTGATAGTCCGGCCATATCATTTGTCCTTGTCTTGTTTGTTGTCCAAACGGTCAAAAATCTTACTCAGCATTTCTTTGATCTCTTTCATGTCGTCGCGGTAATCCTGCCGCGCAACGTAGACCAATGGTAGCTTACTAAGGTCTGTTTTTAGTTCTTGCACCGCCGTCCACAGTTCGCGGGCAAACCATCCGGCCACCGTCAAAGCAGCGCCAAATAGGATGTTGAGTAGATGTTGATCCATTATTGGGCGTTCAGTGCGTTTTGGTTTTCGGGGGCAAGAGCGTTTCTGACATTAGACACGGTAGCCGCGCCAGTACCAGGATACCAACTAGATGGGTCAGAAAGAACTTTCAGCACTCGGTTGCTTTCGGCAGCGGGCAATGTCTTTAACAAGTCGGCAGCGCCTTGGGGCGTCTTAAATGCCTCAGTCAATATCCTCATGGATTTATTGCCGACTTTGCGCTCCAACACGTCCATAGCCGCGTTGGCGGCGGTGACTTTTGGATTAAACCAAGCTGGCAACCGCAAGCCGGATTGCTGTTGCATGAGCAACGCCGCCAAGGCTTCTTTGCCTTCGGCAGCTTGGCCGGTTATGTTCATGTCGCGCGCCACTTTGGCGGCTTGTTCGCGCAACACGTCAAGCGTTTTGCTGCTTACATCTTTGGCAATGTTGTAGCTGCCAGGGCCAAGAATCTTTTCGACTTGATCTGGCGCGTTGCCTTCAACCAAATTCAAAAATTCTTTCTTGTTGGTGCGGAACAATTCCAGCGCTTTACCGGCCAACTTTTGTTCGGCAATAGACGCCATGCCTTCGGAGTATTTGGTCAAATAGTCTGTGTAGCCCACGCCGCCCGCGCTTTCGATGGCGTCGTTAATAATTGGTTTCAACTTGGTCAACACACCTGCTGCCAGATTGCGCTGCGTAGTAGCGTCTGCGCCAGGGTTCAATTGTCGAATAGCGGCGTTGACCGAATTCTTGCGGATAGCGTCCAAGGCAACAGCGTCAATCAAACCGCCGCTTGTAGTCCACTTGGCGATGTCATCCGCGACGTTTTTGACGGCGGTGGACATTACATCGTTGCCTGCAAATTCAGGGTTGGTTGCAACAGACTTGATTTTGGTCACAAGCGCTGGCGCGTTCAACGGCTTGATTCCTGCCGAGCGCAGGCTGTCTGCGGCCCCTTGCGCCATCCGAGCGCCCTGACCCAAGTCAAGGGAGCCATTGGCTGCTTGGGTGGCCCATTCGTCGGCCATAACCGCTAATTGTCCTGGGTATGTAAATTTAGCCATACCAACTGGCAGACCTTTACCAATTTCAGAAAAACCAACTGGCAAACCTTTTTTGACTAAGTCAAGCCGCGCCGCCGCTTCAGCAATTTTGCCTGCGTTGACCAGATCGCGCACTCTTTGCACTTCAGCCGCCGCTTGCTGGCTCATATCGGCTGACCTAGCTTCCAAAGCGGCCACATCTTTGCCAAGATTGGCGCGGGCCAGCGCGGTGTCGCGCATGGGCGTGGTGACGGCGGTGATGTTGTCTTTTTTAACTTTTGCGGCCGCGCGAATTTCGGTTTCAGTGACGCCGTTAGCTATCTTGGCCAACTCGTTCACCGCATCCTGCTCGTTCATGTTTTTGAGTGTCAGGGTGAACTTAGGGTCAGCGGCCAACCGGCGTTCAATCAACGCTTGCCATGTTGGATTGGTAATGCCTGCTGTGGCTTGTGCGGCGGTCTGGTTTGCTGGCGCAGCCCGCAGCGCGTTTAGAACAGCGGGCGCGTCTTGCTGAAGCGCTTCGCGGGCGATGGTTGCCGCTTTGAGTTCTGGTGAGCGGAACACATCCATGACTTTACCTGCCACTTTGCTTAGGCCTTGAGCAACTACGCGCCCTCCGGCTTCCATAGTAGCGCCTTCAAGGACGTTTTGGGTTGGCTCGGCGGCGACTGCCAACCCTTGGCGCGGCGGCTCTAGCCCCATCATTCGATTTCCACCAGACACAAGTTCTCTGGCTATGCCATAGGCCAACCCAGCCCCACCAACCATACCAGCAGGGCCAAGTGGCGCTCCAGCCCCAGCACCAATTACCGCAGACATTGCTTCTAAAGTAGGCGCGGCGTACTTGCTTACTGTTTGGTAAGTTTGTTGCCCCGGCGTCAATTCTTGACGCGACGCAGGCATTCCTTCGGTGGCGGGCGCGGGCGCAATCGCTGTTGGCGTAGGCGCTGCGCCAAAAGTTTGAGCCGCAAACGCTTCTACTTGGGCAGGCGTTGCGCCATCTGGCCCTTCAAAGACGTGCACCGCGCCGTCTGGGCCTTGAACACGGTATTTGGTAGCCATTATTCTTTACCTAAATATTTGAACCCACCAGTTCCTTGCGGCGCAGCCGCAGCGTCTTTATTCGCGCGATAGTCATATGTTGCATCAAATGCTTCTTTTATGCGGTCTTTAGAGTCGCGGGCTTGGCCTGCGGCTTTGAGCAGATTTGCTTTCAAATCTGCTGTGTCTTGTGTGCGGTTGATAGCCGCCCACGCATCGCGCAAATATTGACCTTCTTGATTCGATACGTTGCCCAGCGCGCCGCCAGTCGGAGATGCGGCCCGCATACTTTGCAGTTCCGAAAACCCTCCGCGCGCCACAATAGAATCGTACAACGCTTGGGCAGCGCGCGCATCTTTAGTGACCGCTGGAGTGCGGCCGTAGACCAAACCGGAAATCCCGGTCAAGCCAGGGTGGTTAGCCAAAGTTTCAATATCTTTGGCCAAACTTTCCGTTTTAGATTCCAGCGTTTTGACCGCTTGCATAGCTTGCGGGTACTTAGCCTCACGGGCTTGAATTTCTTTTGGCGCAAGCCCCGTAATGTCTTTTGCAGGGGTTCTTCCTTCTGACGCGCTTGGCGAAACCAAAACAACATTGCCCGGTCGGTTTACATCTTCCACCGCAACGCGCGGCGCGGTAAGCGCCTTAAAGTCAGCAATAGACCCCGTGTAACCGTTCTTTTTCGCGTATTCAAATTCTTGCACCAGCGCAGGCGCGTGTTCAGGCGCGCTCTTAAATGCGTAAATAGAGCCTTTGAATCCGTTTTTCACGGCAAAGTTGTATTCTTGAATCAATGCGGGTTCTTGGACAGGATGCAAGAACTCAGCAAGCGTTCCGGCGTAACCGTTGTTCTTTTTCGCGTATTCGTATTCTTGAATGTGCGCGGGCGTAGCTTCTTTTGCTACATGGGTTAAATTTGCAATTCGTCCATTAGCGGCGTCTTTTGCTTCTTTGCTTGCGTTTGGATCAGCAGTAATAGCCAACATTTTTTCAACTTCAGAGCGGTGGTCTTGCAACTGAGTCATAACCGCAATCTTGGAGTCTATTTGAGCAGCAGCCGTTTTATCGCCCGCTGCAACCGCAGCAAGTTTTTCTTTTTGCAATCTAGCCAATTCAGTCGGCGCAGGCGCGGCGGTTACAGTGCCATACGGCGTGATTGCTGTACCTGCTTCGCGTAAATTGATAGGCGTGTTGAGTTCTTTCAATTGCGCTTGAAGATTTTTCTCTTCGTTTTCTTTGCCTTTTGAATACGGTTGCCTATTCAAAGCGGCTAAACGATCTTCTATTGGTTTACGCGCCGCAGCAATTGCTTGAAGCGTGGCGTCGTTGCCTGTTGGTGCAGCCAAAGCATTGACATTAACAGCAGCAGCGGGGGCCAAAGCGTTAGCGCCGCTAGTCAATTGGCTCTCTGGCATACGAACCGTAACAATTTGCCCGCTAGGCCCTATGTCGTAAAAAGAATTAGGCGCAAGACTTAGCTCCCATTTGCTAGGGTCTGCTTTCATTTTAGGAAGCAATCTAGCAGCAGGCGAATTTGGATTTTTAGCGGCTTCGGCAATAAGCACGCTTGAAACTCTCAAATCTGGTGCAATTGTTACCGCAGTTACAGGCGCTACAGCCGCCGCAGGCACTACAGCAGCCGCCCCAGGCGTAACCAGCCCCGCGCCGGTGGCGTTAGGCATTCCAACTGCGCCAACAGCCGTAGGAAGCGGCGGCAACGATGCGATGCGTGCAGCTTCATTTGCTCTTTCGCGGGCTGCTGCTACTGCGTCAACAGCGCTTTTGGGGTCTAAATTAAGATGCGCCGTAGTCCATTGATCTGGGTCTTTTTTGAACATCGCTACGTTTTCAGCGATTGCTTGGTCTAACGGTTTAATTTCTTTTGCCAATGCGCCCAAAACTGGATGTGCATACGTTGCTCGGATAAAATTTTCAACGCCTTTTTCACCGTTAGCCGCTGCGGCGATTGGAGAGTTAGCCTCAAGAAAATGCTTTTGCGTCAAGCCAAAAATTTCGGTGGATAATTTTTGTCCTTCTAGGCTAAGTTTTTTCTGTTCTGCGACATTTTTAAGCATCATTTGGCCTTTAGCGCCAAATCGCATCAATCCTTGCTGACCTTCTGCGGTGCTTAAATCCGTTTTTGGGTCAGTTAAATAGTTCCTAATCCCCATCTCTTCTTCGGCAGCCCGCTGGGCGGCAGACATCTGCATTTGCCCAAGTTGGTTTTGCTGCATGGCGTTCTGAATGCCGACAGCTTGGCCGTATTGAGCCAATGGGCTTTCAAGCTGGAGAGGTTGCGCGCCTAACGCGATCCGTGTATCAAGTGGCATGATGTCTCCGATTTATGGGGTGTACATATTAGTACCGGCGTTAAGCGCGTTGTTTGTGTTGTAGTACCCCGCTCCGCTAGTGCCAGCGCCGCCGCCTTTAATTGCGGACAATAAATTTGATTGGTTGTAATAGTTCAACCCTGTGCCCAAGCCGCTGGTAAGAGCGTTAGACACGCCCATGTAACCCGATGCGCGGGCGTTGGCCGCACCCATGTAGCCTTCGCCTGTAGCCGCCGCGCCTGCCATGCCTAAGTTGCCTATATTGGTGGCATTTGTTTGCCCCGCAGCGCCTAGATTGGACGCGGTAGTTCCACCCATGCCGGTAAGCGCTTGCAATGGGCTTAATGTTGCTTGGCGCTCGGTTTGGTAACGATTAAAAGCGTTTTGGTATTCCTGAGAACCCATGTTTTGGCCGTAAGTAGCAGCAGCTTTCAACGCACCGCCAGAAATCAATCCACCGCGTGCAGCCGCAGACCGATCCAATGCCTTCTGACCTTCCGACAACCGAAAAGCGTAGCCTGGGTCTTGTTGGAACTGATCCATGCCAAACGGCGTGTAAGTAGACGCTTTTACCAGCGCAGGCAATGCGTTAACGCCTGCCTCATAGAACGGTTGCTGGCGGGCTACGTTTTGGTTGTATTGCTGTTGTTGCAAGTCTGCCGCATAACGGGCCGCAGCGGATTGCGTTTCAGCGGCGCGTGTTGCGGCGTCCGCTTGTGCATTCGCCGCTTTATCGGCAGAGTACGCGCCAAGTAACGCGCTTCCTCCAATGGCTGCTGCTACCCATGGCATATCAAACTCCTTCGCTCATAATTTGAGCAATATTTTGAATCTGAGCGCCATTTGCAGGCACTATAAGAACTTCATCTACTTCATCTTCATCCGTGCAGTCTGTCGCATGGATGCAGTACCAAACTACGTCTGTGAGCGATTTTACGCCGTGATGCTTGCCTGCGGCAATACTAAGGCACGCAGGGGCGTGCAGAACGGATTTTTCGCCGTCAACCACCAATTCAATAGAGCCGCTGGCCAAAATGGACAAATGGCTGTGCTTGTGGATATGCTGAACCAACCAGCTATTAGCGGGAATGCGGGTTTCTTTGGCGTACACGCCGCTGGAAAAATGATGCTTGATCACGTCACTTCCCTTCCGCTGACGCGCATATTGATGGCGCTTGCCGTGCTGGCTGTGGTTGAGATGAACGCGCCGGATCCTAAGATTTGGCCTACCAACTCGGGAAAGATGTAAGTTTCACTGGCGGCAAGTAGCTTGTCCTTGACAATCAAATTGCTGTTGTCCGGCGAATAGGTCTGAGTCACCAGGTTGACGCTGATGGTCGCCGACGATCCGCTGATGTTGGTGGCCGTGAACTTGTCAATGATAGCCGTGACATTGGTCGCAGTGTATTGCGTGGTTTGCGCCGTTTCCACAAATTTGGCTGGCACTAGCGTTTTGGCGGTTACGGTCATACGGCGGCCCAAGACTGAGTTGTTTCATTCCAAGTGTAAACGCCATCGGTTGGCATGGGAATGGGCGCATCCCATAGGCAAGTGTTGTCGTTCAGCGTCCAACTTGCATACGGCTTTGGAGGAATGAAAGCATCGCGGGTACGGTCATAGGTAAACCCGATACCTGCGTAGTTCTTGCGCAATGGAGTACCGCCGTTAGCATGAACACCGCCGTGGGTGTTGTAGCTAGTCTGAATCCATTCGCCGGGGCTTGTGTCCACGAACGTCTGGAAGAATTCGGGTTCAGCCACGATGACTTGAACCACTACGCCGTTTGATACTTTTGCAAAATGTGCCATGTTTGTCCTTACGCTGAATATGTACCGCTGGAGGTAAAGGTGTGGATTGTGTTTCCACCAGAAGATGTCACGGTCCCGCCTGTACCACGCTGGCTACCTGCATAGCTGATGATGACAATACCTGAGCCGCCAGCACCGCCAGCAGTAGACAAACCACCACCACCGCCACCGCCGCCGCCGCCAGTATTTGCCGTAGCCGCATTTCCAACTGCATTTTGTGCGCCTGCTCCACCGCCACCAGAACCACCAGCACCAGCAGAATAACCGCCTGCCCCGGTATACCCGCCACCTCCACCACCACCGCCGTAATAGGTTGCCGTACCGGAAATACTTGATGAAACGCCTATACCACCTGCTCCACCAGTTCTACTGACTCCGTTTCCACCAACAGCGCCAGCGCCCCCGCCTCCACCAGTAACCAAAGTACCGCTGGTCGAGCCACCCGCATAACCTTGCCCAGACGTTCCCGACCCGCCAGTTGAAGAGCCGCCACCATTAGCTGCGCCACCGCCACCAGAACCACCAGATAAACCATTGTTTCCGCTACCACCGCCGCCACCGCCACCAGTCGCTGTATATACTGAAAAAACAGAATTTCCTCCGTTTGTTCCATTTACATCAGTGCCTCCAGTGCCGCCCGCGCCAACAGTAATGGCATAAGGACTACCGGAAACTACAGAAACCCCCGAGCCAGCTAATAAGCCGCCTGCGCCACCACCACCCGCATATCCCCCACCCCCTGCTCCGCCACCACCGACTACTAAATAATTAACCGAATAACCCGTTATAAGCACAACCCAAGCTGTCCCGTTATATTCTTCAATAAGAGACGTTGTGGAGTTGTAGCGAATCATCCCAGCCACTGCTGTGGGCTGTTGTGCAGTAGTACCGCTGGGTAATGTCAATGCGCCTGTGCTATTTAGAGTGACATTCTGACTTGCGTTGATAGTAACCGCTGTGGTTCCTGCTGTTTGCAGGGCAAGGACTCCCGAGGCATCTGCGGTTTGGATTAAGCCGCCTGACCCCGAATTGCTGGCGTTGATTGTTGTGGTCATGGGTTAGCCCTTTGGGTACTTGTCTTTGACAGCTTGGATGGCGGTCTTCCATGCATCCATACCGCCGTGGTACATCAAGTCAAGCTGGTCAACAATGGATGGGTATTCAGCAGCGCGTTTGCTTTTATATGCGTTTGGGTCTACCCAAGCAGCAACTGCGGCAAGGTCAATTTCTACTTTGTTGCCATCTTTGTCCATTGCTCCAGCAGTATCGTCAACACATACTACATTTGGGTAAAGCGCATAAATTGCATTGTGGTTCATGCTGCTACCTCCATAACGACTATTGATGATACGCCTCGGGCATCGTAACTAACTGTGTCTCGGTCTGTATTAGACCTGTTTATATACATCGTACCGCCTTGACCGTCGGTTCTAGCGCAGGCTTGTATTTTATAAGTGATAGAACTTGATGTTGCTGGAGAATCCAAATAATCCATACTTTCTCTAACCCATTGACCATCAGCCCCCCCATTAGTTGAATTTGAGTAGTATAAAAAATCTATTGGTCTGTTGCCAGCAGCATCAGCCTTACCAATTTCGGTAGCATTTCTTAATAAAACAACACGACCTACAAAATACGTATTGAGGTATGTCATATTAACCATTATTAAAAATTTGCTAGACGAAGAAGTAGGAGTAATTGTTACACTTAATCCAGAAACATCTTGTAAGCTTGTACTTGTGGTAGAAAATGTGTTAGTTTTAAATCCTTGTGCTACTTGCAATACTGCACCCGTTGGCAAAGATGCTGCGGTGATTCCTTTTGCCGCTGTTGTAAGTGTTCCAGCAAAGGTGGCGTTCTGTGCGGTGCTAAGAGTGAGCGCAGTCGTGCCGTTGTTAGTCTGCAATACCAGTGAGCCAGATGTGTCGGCTGTGGCAACCAGCGCGGTGCTGGATGTGGTTCCTGCGGAAATGCTTGATGCCATGTTCTACCCTTAAAAGACCAACCAGCGTTGACCGCTAGACACGGTGACCGACTGCCCCGATGCCACAGTAACAGGGCCAACAGACATGGCGTTGTAGCCAGTACCAATTGTGTAGCTTGCGGAAATTGTTGTGGCGTTCAATAGCAATCCATTGCTCGCCGTAACTTCAGACGCTTGCAATTCACCTGTAGATGGTTTGTAAAGCAGCTTGGCGTTGCTGGTGTAGACCGTGGATGCAGTGCCCGATGTAGCAGAAAAAAACGCGGGGTACAGATTGGACGCGGTGGTTGTGTCGTTGCTGATAGTGATTGAAGTGCCACCACCACCGCCAGCCGCCCATGTAGCTGTTGTGCCGTTAGATGTCAGCACATAGGTATTAGCGCCAATAGCCAACCTGGTTGCGCTGTTTGTGCCATTGCCAATAATTAGGTCGCCGGTAGTGGTGATTGGCGACAAAGCATTAAAAGCTGCGGACGCTGTGATTTGCCCTGTACCGCCGTTTGCTATTGCCACTGTGCCGGTCACATTGGACGCAGTGCCCGTAGTGTTCTGATTGAGCGTTGGAACGTCGCCCGCTTGAATGGCCGCCATCACGACATTTGTGCCGTTACCGCGCAAATATGAGCCGCTAGTGACCGCGCCAGCAAAAGCGTTCATAGCGGCTTGCGCTGTAGTCTGACCGGAACCACCATTGGCAAGCGGCAACGCCGTGCCCGAATAGCTAATCGCCAAAGTGCCCGATGTAGTGATTGGACTGCCGGTCACCGATAAAAAAGCAGGGACGGTGGCCGCAACGCTGGTTACAGAGCCAGACCCCTTGCCGTTAAAAGTAGTCCAATCGGCAGAAGTCAGATACCCATCTACCGATGCAGTAGCTGCCGCCATGCTAATCGCTGGGGTTGCGCCGCCACTTGAGACAACTGGCGAAGTGCCAGTTACGCTAGTGACAGTGCCTTGCGGATTGGCCGCTGTCGTAATGCTGGTGACGCGCCCGTAAGTGTCAATAGTCACCACAGGAATCAAAGACGCGGACCCGGTTGTGCCAGGCGTTGCAATGCCGCTTGTTAGGTCAAGAACTGGCGTAGTGCCACCCGTGCTTGTGATGCGGCCTGTAGTGCCGGATACCGACGTAACTGTGCCGGACCCTTTGCCGTTAAAGGTGTTCCAATCCGTGCTGGTTAAGTAGCCATTGGTGCTTGTAGTAGCCGCCGCCATTGAAATGGCAGGTGTTGTACCGCCAGACGATACAACAGGGGCAGTGCCTGTTACGCTGGTGACTGTTCCGGAACCCTTGTTGTTAAAGGTAGTCCAATCCGTTGCGCTCAATGCGCCTCGATTGGTTGCTGATGCGGTAGGCAAATTCAGCGTAATGACCGGCGTGGTGGTGGAATTTGCAACGGTAGAAGAAACATCCGTTCCCGTAGTTCCTAGCGTAAGCGCCGCAACGCTAGTGACCGTGCCGCCGGTATTGCTGGAATTGATTGTCTGGTTAGGCCAAGTTCCGGTGATAGTGACGTTGGTTCCCGCCACCAAAGCCGGTGTGGCCGTGCCAGTGCCGCCGCTAGCCACCGCAAGCGTACCGCCAAGGGTAACAGCGCCGGTTGTAGCTGTCGCAGGCGTAAGGCCCGTAGAACCGCCGCTAAATGAATCAACGCCCGTTGTAGCTAGAACGGTGTACTTAATGTTGCCGGAGTTGTTGACAACTTGCCAAGCGCTTCCGTGTGTGTAGGTCAGCTTGTCGCCTACTAACAAAGTGACCGTAATGATCTTGTAAGTAGTCGCCGTGTCCAGCAATTGGATCGTGACGGTTTGCGTTGCTGAATCCGTATTCAGCACGGTCACCATGTCAATGTCACGAATGACAGACGCAACAGGAGCAGAACAAATGGTTACCGGCGTCGTGCCATTGGAATTTGCAAGCTGGGTGGAACCTAGATAAGTGGACGACGTTTGGTCAGAATAGGAAACAACGATCTGCAAAGGCGCAGTGACTTGCGCCCCGCCAAGAACAAGAGTTAACGATCTGTTTACCGTGTCAAGTCTTATCATAATTTACCCATGCGCCGCAGCAAAAGCATAAATGGCAGGGCCACTAGAATTTGTAGAAGTTGTAGTGATACTTGGAACCGCAGGCGGGGAAAGCTGCAAATCATCCAACGAAGTCTGATTGCCGCCGCCGCCCGTCAAAGTGAACAAGTTAAGAAAAAACCGATACCACTCACGCGACATCAGACCCGTGCGGGGGTCAATGAAATCAACCCGTGATGACGGAATATTGGTGACATTCATTGGATTAGGCATTTGTCGGACTCAATATCAGTTCAGCGCCCATTACGGCAATCTTTACGGGGTCAGTGCCAGACACCTCGTAAACCCTATCCCGCAGCTTTAGCGTCATGCCCAGCCGCCGCCAAAAGACGCGCTGGTAGTACGCACCAATCTTACCCATTGTCGCCCAATGCTCACTGCTCCAAGTGTGACCGCCGTCATCCGACCAACGCAACATAGCTTGCGGGTCTGAGCCTTGGCCGTCATTAAGGCCAACGCCAGACTCGCAATTCAATTGCAAGCTGTGGTGCGCGGTGCGCTTGAGATTGTTTTGCCCTGTGGGCAGCGCCCGCCATGAGCGCAGCCACTTCTGAATGCCGCCGTTGTCCGCGTAAACATCAAGGCTTAGTTTGTAGATGTTGCCATTTTCAAAGTCGCCCACAATCGTGTTGCCGACAAAATTGCATTGGCAATTGCTGCGGTGGCGGGTGAACACGCCGTTAACCCATCCAGCACGCTCATGCCATGCTTGGGTGGATACGTCATACACCCAGGTTGCGTTACCGGTAGGAAATGTCAGCACATAAAAAGCGTGGCCCTCTTGCTGGTAGGTGTAAGCAATAGCGTCGGAAATGTTGCCGTATTGGGCTATTGCGTACTCAATTGCGTGCGTAGAGATGCGTTGGCCGGTGTAACCATTGGCGCGGTACACAATGCCCTGACCGCGAGCGTCGGTTCCCAGCCAAAACAATCCATTGTCTAGCTTGGCAATAGAAAATGCTGCAACGCAACCAATTTCGTTAAACGCGCCTTGAATGCGAGTAAGCGGGAAATCAGGCAAACCGGCGTCGTACCAAACTTCCACTGAGTCAGTACCAAACAACCAGGCTTCGCGGTGGTCAACAATCAGGCCCACCAACCCGTCAGGTGAACCCTCTGCGCTTGCAAAATCTAATGGGTCAACCGATAAGCCGTCTAGCAAAGATGTCACCCATACGCGCTGGCTGTCTGGCTCATTAAATACAAAGTACCCGTCCAAGTAACCAACCGTCACCGCGCCTGGAAAATCAGGATCGGTGATCTGGGCAAATACGTTGGTGACTTCGTTGTAAATGTAACTGTCGGGGTTGCAGGCAAAAAATATCTGCGTTCCGTTGTCCGCAATTGACACCGGCCCTGTGCCTGACACCGTACCCAGCAAGGTAGGCGTGCCGGTCATGCTGTTTAACTTGTAGACCTCACCACCAGACACTACATAGAAGTCGCTGCCGTTGGTTTGGTGCGCCCACAAAGCGCGGATTGGGCCTGTGCCCACAGTCTGTAGGAATTCAAGCCCAGGCGCTCGATTAAGGTAGGCGGCGGTCTGTCCGTTGTCTGGAGTCATCTCCGGAAACAGATTGACCATCCGGTTGTCCGCAGCATTGATACTGCGGGCGACATAGGACGCGCCGAGTATCGGGGTCTGCATCAGTAGTTTCCTGCGTAGATGTTGAACCGCTGGCGGCTTGCCACTATCGCATAAGGCATCGACATCACATCATCAGGGTTGTTGATGCGCTTCAGATTGCGCTTGCTGGTCATGGCAATACGGGTCACTTGTGGGCTGGGTTCAACGCCAAACTCTGGCGCAATTTCCATCGCCAAGTTGTAGGTGAACGCCCGCAAATAGCCTGGTGGGAATAGGATGTCGGTTGTAAGCGTAGCTGGCCGGTCAAGTTCTTCAACGCTAATAAAGTGCCATTCCAAATCCCGCGTGGGCTTTGGGTAAATGTACATATCAACATTGGGATATGTCATGTTGATAAAAAGCACTTGCGGGTAGGTGGATGTCACCGTCTTAACAGCAATCCCGTCGTATTGCTGTTGGTTAATCATTTTTATGCCAAAACTGACATTTGTGCCTGGGTCGCGGTAATAGGTCGCGTCATCCAGCAAAATGGGACGGTTGCCAGAAAAATCACCTGTTGGGCCAAGAGTGCGGTTGATAAAACCGGCAGGCCAAGTAAAAATCTGATCTTGAGTGCTGAACACCGCCAAACGCTCGGTGTTCCATGAATCAATCATCTGATTGAGCGCCATCAGTGAATCTTGCGATACTGACGCGGCAGGAGTCTCACCTTCAGCAAGGACGCCAAGCAACCGCAGTGCCCTATTGATCTGGTCACCCGCTGTATAGGTCGCCATAGCTAGACTCCTTCTAGTTCAACTTTTCTACGTCGCTTTACTTCCAGGACGTTCACGGGAGCCGCCAACTCAAAATCGGGCGTGTCCAAAGTATATCTCACCCAGCCGTTTTTCTCGTCGGCAATTGCTTCAAGTTCCATAGTCGCCACTTTAGCGCCGTGGATGGGATGCTTTAGGTATATAACCATAAGTGAGAAAGGGGGCTTGTTGCCCCCTCCTTTTTAAGATGCGCCGTGGATGATGGAAAAATTGATGATGACAGCTTCGGAGTACGAAGTTGCACTTAGGTTACGCAACGTGATTAGCGCAGAACCAGCAGCAAGATAGGAAACGTAGGTGGTGTAAGCACCAGCCGCGCTGCCCGTAGTATTGCTAGAAACGCACACAATGATTGTGTCATTGCTAGAAATCAAGCTGTTAGTCAGCGTAAATGAAACGGCTGCGCCGCCCGCCAACGCTGCGTTGTTCATGGTGATGCGGCCAGCAGACTTGTTCAGAGTTACCCCTGTGCCTTTGTCTGTCAACTGCGTCACAGCGCCTTGTGCGGCGGTAGAGTAGCCAATTTCTTGGCTTGCGTAGCAAGTAGTAAATTCGGGATCGCTATACGCGACACCTACTGCTTGGGTATTTGATGCCATGATTGTTTCCTTAAAAAACAGGGGCCGAAGCCCCCATTAGGTTTAGGCAATACGGTACAAAGACCAAGCGCCGTCGCCAGTTTTTACTGCGCGATAGCTTTGAGCAGTACCAGCGGTGGTGACGGTCATCAAGCCTTGTGAGCCTGACGAACCAATCGTCCAGCCGGTGTTGGTCGTGATGGTAATCACGCCGCCGCCGGAACCGTTGGTATTAACCACCGTGAAATCAAAGCAGCTATTGACTTTGGCGCTAGACACTGCTGCATCAAGATCAGTAGCCAAAGGCAGAGTGTAAGCTGCTGCGGTTGTGGTGGGAGTGCCCAAAAGAATACCGTTCAGCAGTTGAGCAGTTGTCAGCGTTGCCGTGACAGTTGCCGTTGCTGGAGTAGCTTGGGTACGAATTTGAATTTCGTTCAGGTTGCCGTCACCAAGTTGGTAACCGCCTGCGCCATTAGGTAGAGCCATGATATTTTTCCTTCAGAAAGAGTTGATTAGCCCCACAGACGGCAAGCCATCTGAGGACGAATAGTGCTGTAGCCATACAGAACGTCAATACGGCAAGGCATACGGTCATTGTTGATGTCGTACTGACGAACAACGCGCAAGCTGATACCGTTGTGGACGGAACGTGCGGCCATGTCAACGCCCTGGGGCAGCAACAGGTCAGCAGTAGCAAAAGTGATTGCGTCCTTGTGGTAGATCAAGTTCTGTGGGTACTGAGTGCTTGCAGTTCCGATAAACACGACGGCTTTGCTGTTAGCAGGCAAAGTCAACATGGTCGCCAGTGCGCTAGCAGCGGAGTACATAGGAGCCACGGTCACAGTAGCGGTGGTGGTGCTAGTCGAAGATGCCAAGACCACAAACTGGAACAACGAACCGGTGGATTCACGGGTTTGTGGGTTCACAGCGTAGCAATCAGCAATTGTAAACACATCACCAACCGCAAGCAGTTCACCAGAGCCAACAGTCAGAGTCAGGGTAGACGAACCTTCAGTTGTCACAGCAGCGCCGGTAGTGTTACCGGTAGCAGCGCGAGTGCCGGTGGTGTGTTGCTTGATGGACTGAGACATATTGACCTCATCAAAGCCCAGCACGCCAGTACCCATCATGCCGTTTTTAAACTGCTTGCTGATAGTGTCGGTGGGATTAAACAGACCTTTCATGCCTTCAACCAAGCCAGCGTTGGCAGCGGGGTTAACCGTTGCGTAGCGCGGCGACATCACAGCAGCAGACTCGTTCAGCTTCTGCTGGGCTTGCAACAGCACCAAAGAAGTGGACGGGGTAGTGCCAGGAGTGCCAACCGATTGGCCGATGGTTTTGTAAGCATTGGCAACGTCAGCATCAATGCTGGAGGCCAACTGGCTGATACGCGGCTTGAGAACACGCTCTGCGAAATCGTCCAATTGCATGGTCAATTCAGCAGATGTGAAGTTCACGCCAATGTGCTTTTGGCTGGCAACGGACAGGGTTGTGTACTGCTCGTTATCGTCCTGCACTTGCAAGGCAGCGCCGTCGGTGACCAGGGCGCGGTCAGGCAGACGAATACGCAGGGTAGAACCAATCTTCGCACCTTCGACAGCAAAGCTGTCGTCGTACTGACGGTTCACGTTACGGGTGAGTACCAGGTTGTTCTCGAGAATTTCGAGCGCCTTCCGGGTAATCATGTCAATTGTTAGGATGCTATTAGCCATAAAAAAAGTCCTTAAAAAAATTAGCGGTTAGCCTGCGCTTCCCACTTCTTACGTTGTCGTGCCCGTTCGGCTTCAATCCACTGCGAATCGGTCATGGTCTTGATAGACCGTGGATCCGTAGTGTCATAGGCCGGTGATCCAGTGGATCGGGCAGAGACAGGCGAAATAGGTGCTGGCGCTGACGATGTACGTTTCACGGGCGGGTCTGATGCCAATTTGGCCTCAATCCGTCCAATCTCTTTAGCCTGGGCGAGTGGCGACAGTTTGGAAATGCGGTCTGCTTCCTTGGGGTTTGTGCCGAGATGGTAAGCCAACTCAGGCCCAATATCCGAAGATTGGATCGCTTCTGCCATCACGGTAGTAATTGGAAGTTTGGGGTTGTACGCGACCTGTTCAAAGTCCTCGTACTTGCTCCGTGCTTCTTCTTCCCGTTCGTGATAGCTTTCAAGAACTTGCGTTTGTTGCTTTGCCGCTTCACGCTGTGCGATCAACTGCTCGGCCTTTTGATAGGCCAGCGCGTCGGCGTAAGCCTCCGTGCTTTCAAATTGATCAACAGACTGAACCGGCGCGGCTCTTAACGTCTGCGTTTCCGCAGCGCGTTGCGCTTGTTCCCGTTCCCATTTCCTTTGCTCTCTTG